GTAATTTGTTCCGCGTATGGCACATCTTCTGGGCCTTGAGGATCAAAATTAACCATTTTATCGCTTTGCGTAAACATACGCATTAAGCTCGGCAACATTGACTCAACAACTTCTAATAAATCTTGAGAAACAACACTAGACCTACCTTCTACTTCATTTCCTAGTGGCTCTCCTAAATAATATTTAAGAGCATTCTCTCGTTGTTTTGATAAATCACTAGAATAAAATCCCAAAGAGTTTGTAATTTCTTGAGAAATTAAAGAAAGTAATCTTGATTTTGATAATTTTGCCATTCGTTTAAACTATTCCTAAATTGTTATATTTTAATTTTGTTCCCCAATCACTTGATTGATTATTGCCTACGGCAAAGTATCTAAAAGCATCTGCACTATGAGAAGTCCAATTATGTTCTGGTTTATTTTTTATTTCGCCTCGTTCATTAGTAGCCCATCTATATTGCCTTAAAGCATCTAAACCATGTTTTGTTTTTTCGTGATCCCACCAACATCTTGATAAGATCATTCTAACTGCGTTAATACCATCCTCAATAGATAGTTTGGGAACTATGGTAGTTCGCATTCCTAAAGATTGTGCGGTCTCTATTCGTGATACCCCTGTCCCTAATTCTCTAACACTAGCATCATGTGGAAAATAATGTGTTCCATATCTATATCGTTTTTCATCTAGCATCGCGGCGTAGTATTCTAAACCTTCTCCACTATCTTCTTCATAGTCTATGAGATGAAATGCACTTCCTTTTTGTTGAACAAACCATATTGCAGTTTTATCTGCCATACCTAAATCCCAGAAAGTATCTACTTTGACACTAAGCTCGTATGGAACTTTTGATATGCGACCTTCATCTTCGGCTATTTCTAAGCCTTTTGCATAGATTGATCCAATCGCTGCACTATCAAAGCTACATTCGAACTCAGCGTCATACACTTCGGGAGGCATGAGGTGTTTCGCTTCATTTAATTCTACTTCACTAATAATTTGTGTATCACTAGCTTTATATGTTTTTGCCATCCATTCGTCTTGATGATTTGCATAATCATATAAATCCCAAAAAGCATTATGACCTTGTGGAGTTCCTATGGCTATCATCCATCCTTCTCTATCACTTAGAGCGGGTCTAATTACTTCAGTCCATAGTCTTGGAGGCATTTGAGCCACCTCGTCAAGTACAACTCCATCAATATATAAGCCACGAAGGGAGTCTGGTCTTTCACATCCTAGTAATTGTATTCTAGCTCCATTGGGTAAATCACAGCGGAGCTCAGTTTCATGGTATTGAACATTTGGAAGAACATTTGTATATTCTTTCAAATAATCCCATGCAGTCCTTTTTGCCATTGAGTAGGTCGGACAGAGATAATAGTATCTTGGTCTTGTTAAAGTATTTTGCATTGCTTTTTTTAACAGCTCATTGATGCATAATACAGTTTTGCCAAATCTCCGATGACAGACTAGAACATTAAATCTTTTTAAACTATTATGAACTTCTTTTTGATGCTCTCTAGGTTTGTAAGGTATAACAATTTTCACGCATTCTTACTTCCTTGCTCTAAAATATCTTTCATACTAGCCACATCATCTCCTTTAACAACACCTTTACCTGCAGTATCGGGGAGGTGTGTTTTCTTTTGCATTGCTAGAACTAACTCCTTAAAGGGATCAATTCTTTTTTTTGGTTTAGGTTTTTTAGTTTTCATAAAAAGCTCATAGTGGTTTTGTATTGTGTTGAAATTGGTTACGAACAATTACACCAGAGAACCGTGGGGTTACTGTATAATTAAAATCAAGCTACTGTTTACTCTAGGCAATTATTTTGTTGGTTTTGGCCCAGAACTTAATGGTTTGGTATTATTTTGGTATAAAAATTATTATTTCTTAAAATTTTCTTTATTTTTTTGAGAAAAAAATCTCTTACGCAAGAGTTTTGTGTAAAAAAAGATAAATTTTATATTAAACTTATATATTCCCTACCTTTTTACTCTCAAGCCTACTCACTATTACTCATACTTACTATCTATTTGATACTCTTTTCAATACTAATTCAAACTATTTGGTATCTTATTGTCTATGTACTTAATCGCTTTGCCAACTAATCTCTATCTTCTTATCATCCTTATCAGTAATAGATAATGTTTGTTGTTTCTCAGTACCGTATTGCTTCGGAGAAAGTTTTCCGGCTTTCCATTGTAAATTTTTAGAATAAATTTCAAGGAGCTTAACCTCCGACATACTAATCTTAGGCTTATCTAATGCTGACTCAATGCGTTTATCCATATCACTGATGATATACTCTATGCCTATCTCTTTACTCTTTGCATAGGCTTCTTTCAGCTGTTCATCCTTTAAGATCCAGTTCCTCCATGAAGTCCATGTAATGCCACAATTCTTAGTTGCATCTCTAATTGATATACCTCTAGACAACTGATCTAATATTTCTTTGACCAATGTTTTATTATATTTACTTGGTCTGCCTCTTATTACCTTATCCATTTAATGTAATGTAACCTTCTCATTTAACTCTTCATACTCGGGTTGGCTTTTGAAAGTGTGAGCAAATTCCATAGCTTCAGCTTCGGTATTGAAGTTAGTAAATCTAATAATTATTTCTGGTTGTTTTGTTTCAGGGTTTTTGACCATAAACATACTACAAAACAAATCGTCTATTAAAAGTTTCATTTAATAAATACCTTATATCCTCCAAAGTTAAATAATGTTTATGTTTACTTATATCCTTAAACATCTTTATTACTTCGTGCGGTTGGCATTGAGCATAAGAACAAATAAGATTAAAGTCTTTTGATCCTATCCACTCTTGAGCTTCTATTTGATATTTAGAATTAAGCCTACTAGACCACTTAAATTTATTAAGTGCATCCGTTATTCCCTGAACCAAAACTGCAATAAAGAGTTTTTGTTCATTCATAAAAAAAAAGCCACCCTTTAAGATGGCTATAAGTGTAGTCGTAATTGTATTGATTATATAATTTAATATAGATTTAGGTTTGATTTGTTAATAAGTACACAATAAGAACATAAAAAAAAATTACATATCAAAAAATAATATTAATCTATCAAGAGCTTCCCGTAATTCATCCATCCTTTTCTTTGCAGGTTTGTTTTCAATAATAACATCCCACAATATTTTACTATGTTTACCCATTTCTTTATCCATAAAACGAAATTCACTTTTTGCATTCAAATTATTTAATAAAAACTCTTCTTTAGAACTACCACCTAAATTTTCTTTTAAGCTAGAAGTTATTTTTTGTCTTATTCCAGCATTTTCAAACATACTTTCATACTTAGATCCAGCAAGATACCTAAGACTATTGTTATTTTTATCTCTTACATCTAGTAAATCTCTTAAATAATAATTTTGTAAAACACTATTTATCTCTTTTTCTAAATGTCTATCTGGGCCATAAGCTACTAATCTAAGCCGAGCTCTATCAACTTTTCTAACAAATGTATTAGTTTTATCATCTCTTATGAGTTCTTGACCTCCTAGATCAATAGTATGCTTATCTTTTTTCTTTTTCTTTACCAAGCCTTGAACTCTTCTTCTGTTATTAAGTTTTCATCTCTCATTTTTCTAACCATATCGTCTGAAATTCTAGTGCTTCTCATACCTTTTTTGACAAACCAAACATAATCTTTGTATGATTTTTCAGGTTGAATATTGTAAGTTTCTTCTTTTTTCTTCGGTAATTCTTCTTCCCATCTCTCATGGTTTAACCATGTAGCAAAATGTGGAATAAACTTAGGATCATCTGCTTGCGAACATAAAGCATTATATTTTTCAATTAATATTTCTGGTTTAATATCTCTAGCAACTTTAAGCCATGATCTTAAACCAACACTTTTTGAGCCTCGTTTAATTGATAACTTTTCCCATATACTATTATATATAGATATAGAATTAGAATCAGAATCAGATACTTTGCTAGACATTTGCTTAGCTTTTGCTAGACCACCTTTTTTCCCTGTTTCTTGCCTAATTTTAACAATATCAACCTTATTTTCTCTTCGTTCTTTTTGCACTAATTGATGATAACGACCATCAATTAATGTTAATTTAGCATTAATAACCCACATCAAGTCTGCTTTTTGTTGCTCGATTGTCTCTAGGTTATCAGTTGGATCTGCAACCATCCTAAAAATAAAATTAAAATCATTTGGTAAACCTCTACCATTTGCTAATCCTAAATGACAAAACAACCTTGCATACAATCCTTCTTGTTGAGCAGTCATTCCAGCACATCCACTTCTCCAATCGCCATAATAAAAATCTATATAAGGAAATTTTATATTATCACTCACAAGGAACATCCTTGAGAATTACT